GGTTTAAAAAATTCACATGATTATCTGTAATAAATAATAAAAAAGTCTGTCAAAATGGCTGCCATTATAACTGATCAAGTTAGAATATTAAACGCAAAGAATTTTGTTGCAGGAATTGCAAATCAAAGTAATTCCTATTATTCTTTTGTTGGTCTTCCAAATCCAACTGATTATTCTTCCACCTGGAATGATTCTCCACCTGCACCAAAAGATAATTTTGATCAGGAGAATGATTATTGGGATTCAATGATTGCTCTTAAGAGAATCAATTCTACCGATGTTAGGCAGGTTGTTCCTAAAAGAACTTGGTCTTCAGGAACTACTTATGACATGTATCGACATGACTATAGTAGAATTAATATTGCATCTGTTTCTGGATCAACTAATTTATATAACTCAAATTTTTATGTTTTAAATAGTGATTATAGAGTTTATATTTGTCTCCAAAATGGAACTACTCCAGAAGATGCACTTGGTAGACCTTCTTTAGATGAACCAACATTTGTTGATTTGGAACCAAAAGCAGCTGGAACCAGTGGTGACGGATATATTTGGAAATATCTATACACTATTAAACCAGCAGACATTGTTAAATTTGACTCCACACAATTTTTACCTGTTCCTAACAATTGGAGCACTAGTAACGATACTTCTTTAGTTAGAGAAAATGCTGTAGATGGATCTATCAAAATTGCAACAATAAAAAATCGTGGAGTTGGATTAGGAACAGCAAACAGCACATATACTAGAGTTCCTATTCAAGGGGATGGATCTGGTGCAGAATGCACTATTACTATTGATGGTGATTCAAAAGTTGATACTATTAATATATCTTCTCAGGGTTCTGGGTATACTTTTGGAACAGTTGATTTTGAATCTGGTGGAGTTCCAGTTGGAACAACAAGACCAAATTTTGATGTTATCATAACTCCTCAAGGTGGTCATGGTGCAGACATTTATAGAGAACTTGGTGCATATAGTGTATTACTATATTCTAGAATTGAGAATGATAATGAAAATCCAGACTTTATAACGGGCAACCAATTTTCAAGAATTGGTATTATAGAAAATCCAAATTCTCCAGCAGGAGGATCTTTCTTAACTATTGACAAAGCAAGTGCAGTAACTGCATTAAAACTTACTGGAGTTGGTTACAGTGCAGCAACTTTCACCGCAGATTCTTTTGTTACACAAACAGTGGGTACTGGACAGACTGCTGTAGGAAAAGTTGTTACTTATGACTCAAATACGGGAGTTTTAAAACTGTGGCAGGATCGATCTGTTGCGGGATTTACAACAGCAGGAATTGGTCAAACAAATCCAACATATGGATATGAGTTGAGAGAATTTACAGGAACTCCATCTGGAGATGGAACTCTTACAATTACCCCAAGTACAGGACTACAATTAAGTATTGACAGTTCTTTTAGTGATAACAAAACCACGATAAATAATCGTATATATTATCTTGGAATGGATTTTAGTAGCGGTGTTGCTTCTCCAGAGGTAAAACAGCATTCTGGAAATATTATATACGTAGATAATAGACCATCTATAACAAGATCGTCAAATCAAAAAGAAGACATAAAAGTTATCTTGCAGTTCTAAAGAATTATGCCACAACAAACGAACCTCAACGTAGCTCCCTACTTTGATGATTTTGATCCCACAAATGATTACCAAAAAGTACTTTTTAAGCCTGGATATCCTGTTCAGGCAAGAGAACTAAGTACTTTACAGTCAATTCTACAGAATCAAGTAGAAAAATTTGGACAACACTTTTTTAAAGAAGGTGCAAAAGTAATTCCCGGTAATATTGGATATTCTCAATTATATTACGCGGTTCAATTAGCAAATAATTTTCAAGGTGTTCCTGTTGAGGCATATGTAGATCAATTAGTTGGAACAAAAATTACTGGTCAAACTTCTGGAGTGACTGCAGTTGTTGATAGTATTTTATCATCTGAAGATTCTGAAAGAGGTTCTGTAACTCTTTATGTTTCATATTCCGGATCGTCTAGATTAGATAATACTACTCAAACTTTTTCTGAGGGAGAGTCTTTGACATGTAATCAGATTATTAGTTCTGGATTACTTGGAAATTCTACTATTGCTTCTGGAACACCTTTTGCAAATACATTATCCAATGATGCAACTGCAACTGGATCAGCATTTCAAATTGAAGAAGGAGTATATTTTATACGTGGATACTTTGTAAATGTAAATAAAGAAACTTTAATACTGGACCAATATACAAATAAACCTAGTTATAGAGTAGGTCTATTTGTATCTGAAGAGATTGTAAACGCAAACACAGATGAATCTCTTAATGACAATTCTCAAGGATTTAATAATTATGGAGCTCCTGGAGCAGATAGACTACAAATTTCAGTAAGTCTATTTAAAAAATCTATTGATGATTTCAATGATGATAATTTTGTAGAATTAGCAACGATTGAAAATGGAAATTTAAAAACCTCAGCAAGTAGAAAAGGTAGTGCTTTAAGAGGAAATGGTGCAGTCTTCCATGATGATTTAACTGATGTTCTAGCGAGAAGAACTTTTGATGAGAGTGGTCATTACATTGTAAGACCATTTAATGTTTCTATTGTAAATTCATTAAACAATAATTTAGGAAATCAGGGTTTATACGAGGCTGGTCAGTTTACTGCGGGAGGAACTGCTGCTAATGCAGACTTAGCTTTATGTAGAATTTCTCCAGGAAAAGCATATGTGAAAGGATATGAAATTGAAACAATTAGCAATACTATTATTGATATACCAAAACCAAGAACTACTAGAACTATAGAAGATCAATTTTTAAATTATAATACAGGACCAACTCTAAAATTAAATAGTGTTTATAGATCTCCAACTGTAGGGGTAGGAAATACTTTCATATTGAGTTTGAGAAATGAAAGAGTTGGTTTAAATTCAGAAACAGCACCGGGAAAAGAAATTGGTTTTGCTAGAGTATTTGACTTTAGATTAGAATCCGGGTCTTATAATTCAGCATTACCCGATGATAATGAGTGGGGAATGTCAATGTATGACATACAACCATTTACAGAAATTGAAGTTAATCAATCTTTAAGTCTAACAATCCCATCATATGTTGAAGGTAGTAATAGTGGAGCTACTGCATTCTTAAGAAGTCCTGTTGTGGGAACAGCTTTGACAGTTTATGATAAAAAGGGAGAATTTATCAAAAATGAAACTTTAGTTTTTAGAAGTGGAATTTCTACTCAATCAACTACGATTAATAGAATAGCAAAGACTATAACATCATATGGTATTTCAAACGTAAAATCAGTATATTCAAATACCGGTATTGCAGCTGATCCAGACAATCAGGAAAATATAGTTGGAATTAATACTTTTAGTGCAAACGTAGTGCAGACACCCTCTGCTACTATAGGTGTTGCATCAGTTACAAAATTTGATAGTAATGGAATTAGTACTATAACCAGTTCTAATAAACTATTTCCTGGAGATATAAAAGTAAATAGTTTATTACAATATTCCGATGTTTCTATATCGGATGATCCAATTACTGCTAAAGTAGTATCTGTAACTCCATCTAGTGTCACAGTAACGGGAGTTACTACTGTAACTGGAGTTGTAAACGGAAAACTTCCATCATCTAATTTTATAACATCAGACTTAGAACTACTTACAACTGAATTGGATTCTTCTTCTGATAATACATTATTTACAGAACTACCAAAAGAAAATATTGCTACGGTCAATTTAACTGATGCTGAAATAAGTATAAGAAAAACTTTTACTGTTACTATTGCGAATAATCAATTAGATTCTACAAGTCTCACAACCGTAACTCTACCGGAGGGTGAAACTTATTTGCCATATTCCGATGAGAGATATACTCTTATTAGATCAGATGGAGTGACAGAATCCCTTTCTTTGGATAAATTCCAATTCTCAACTAATCTTAGAGAAGTTCAAATTAGAAATTTAGGATCTAATAATGAAGACGCGCAACTTATTGTTACGGTCAAAAAATCAAAAGTAAAATCTAAGAAAAAAATTAAAAATAGAGTTAAAACTTTAGTAGTTGATAAATCCATAAATCCAGCATCTGGAATTGGATCAACGACTCTTAACGATGGATTATCTTATGGTGATTATGCATTTGGTACTAGAGTTCAAGATAACATAATTTCTCTGAATACTCCAGATATTATTGAAATTCATGGAATATATGAAACATCAGATGTGACTTTAACTGATGCCAACTTTGGATCTCCTGAGATGACTTTAGCTCAACTCAATGGACCAACTGCTAGTACCGGTGATATGATCATTGGTGAATTGTTAGTTGGTCAAACAAGTGGAGCAGTCGCAGTATTTGGTGAGGTTAAAAATTCTAGTGATTTAAGATATCTTCCCAAAAACAATTTTAAATTTATTGAAGGGGAAGTTGTAGTCTTTCAAGAATCTCTAGTAGAGGGAATAATTGGTGCTTTAAATACAACATCATTTAATATTGCATCAAATTACACCTTTTCTTCTGGTCAAAGAAGCACATCTTATAATCATGGATCTTTGACAAGAAAAACTGATTCAAATTCCCCAAAAAACAAGATAAAAATTTACTATAAGAATGCATCTTTTGATTCTTCTGATGATGGAGACATCGTTACTGTAGAATCATACAATGACTTTAACTATTCAACTGAAGTTAAAGCATATAATGGGGTATTGAATACTGATATTATAGATCTGAGACCAAGAGTTAGTGATTATATTACAGCAACATCTACCAGATCTCCTTTAGAGTTTCTTGGTAGATCATTTAATGGTTTAGGAAATTCTGTTCCTAATATTCTAGCATCCAATGAAACTATTTTCTTGGATTATTCATATTATCAAGGAAGAATTGACAGACTTTTCTTACATAAAGATGGAAAGTTCCAATTAAAATTTGGAGTTCCTTCAGATGATCCAACAAGATCTAAACCAGAATCAATTGATAATGCTATTGAAATTGCAGAAATGCGCTATCCCCCTTATCTCCACAATACGCAGCAGGCATCTATAAAGTTCCTGAAGTATAAGAGATTCCAAATGAGGGATATCAAGCGATTGGAAGATCGTATAAAAAAATTGGAGTATTACACTCAACTTTCTTTACTTGAAAGTAATACGGCAAATCAGTTTATTAGTGATGCCAATGGTCTCAATAGATTTAAATCTGGATTTTTTGTCGATAATTTCACATCTTTCAAAACTCAAGATTTAAGAATTGGTAAACGTAATAGTATTGATCAAACAGGTCAAATACTTAGACCAAAACACATTACAAATTCAGTTACTTTACAAACTGGACCAGTTGTTGATGTTGATTCAACTGAAGATCAAAGAACTTCTGCAATAGAAGGTGTCAATATTAGAAAACAGAATGATATTGTCAGTTTGGAATATAGTGAACTTGAGTGGATAAACCAACCTTTTGCAACTAGAACTGAAAGTGTAACTCCTTTCCTTATTAGTTTCTGGCAGGGAACAATATCATTAACACCATCTTCTGATAACTGGGTTACTCCAAACGAAATAAAAGCCAAAACAATCGATACTATTGGGAACTACACTCAGGTTATGTCTGAGGCAGAAGAGAAGTTTGGAGTTGATCCAGAAACTGGTTTTGCTTCAGAACTATGGAATTCTTGGGAAAATAACTGGTCTGGAACTACCTCACAAACAGAAAATACAGTAACTGGTACATCAGCAAGTGACCGTACTTTTGGACGTGGTGGGTGGATTAATGGTGGTAGCGGTGGACCTGCTGCATGGGTGAGACAGACTTCCTCTCAAACAATTGAGCAAGATGTTGTCGAAACAATTGAAAGCGGAACACAGTCAAGAACTGGAACACAGTATCAGGTTATTGAAACATTTGAGGAAGTAAATCTTGGACCAAAAGTCTTAAGCACGGAGATTATTTCTACTGTTAGATCTAGAAATGTTGAGTTTTCTTCTGCTAATCTAAAACCAAGCACACAGATCTATGCCTTCTTTGATGGAAAAGATGTTACAAAGTTTTGTGTTCCAAAAATAATTGAGATTACTATGAAATCTGGAACATTCCAGGTTGGAGAATCTGTAGAGGGTAGAGTACTTACTGTTGGATTAAGTGAGGAAGGAAAAAATACTGACCCACAAATTGATTTTAGAGTAGCACAATCAAATCATAGAAAAGGTGATTATGATTCACCAACCGAAGTTTATCCAGATAATCCTTATGTAAGTGGTGGTGTAATTCCAGAATTGTATTCGTCAACTTCTACAATTTTAAATGTAGATACTTACTCCCTTTCAAATCAACCACAAGGAGAGTTCTTTGGTCATATTCAAACTGGGATGATTCTAAGTGGAAAAACTAGTGGTGCAGAAGCAGAGGTAACTAATGTCAGATTAATTAGTGATACATCTTCTGCTTTAATTGGAAGTTTGTTTATTCCAGATCCTAATAATGGAGACAATCCTAAATTTGATACTGGAACTAATGTGTTTACATTGACAAATGATCCGGATAATGATCAAAATGCTGCAACAACAATTGGTGAGCAAGCATATCCAACCTCAGGTATTATAGAAACAGTTCAGGATCAAATTTTATCAATTAGAAATGCAAGCATTGAAAATAAACAACTGTTTGCTGAGGAACCTATTAATAGAACTTTAGATACTGAGGTTGTTGCGACAAGAAATATTGGTCAACCAACTACATCTGAAACTATCGTCGGATGGTATGATCCTCTAGCACAATCTTTCTTAGTTGACCCACTGAAAGACCCTGATGGAATATTTGTAACAAAATGCGATGTGTTCTTCCGCACAAAAGATGATGATGACACCCCAGTTAGATTTCAGATTAGATCAATGGAGAATGGTTTCCCAACTCCTAAGTATTTTGATCTATCAGAAGTTGTATTAACCCCAGATAATGTTAACATATCAACAGATGGATCTGTTGCAACTACATTTGAGTTTGCTGCTCCGGTTTATCTTGAAAGTGGAAAAGAATATGCAATTTGTTTGATATCAAACTCAACGAAATATAGTGTTTATATTTCCAGAATTGGTGAAAATGATATTCTTACCGATTCATACATCTCCAACCAACCAACTCTTGGATCTTTGTTTAAATCCCAAAATGCTTCTACATGGGAAGCAAGTCAATGGGAGGATCTCAAGTTCACTCTCTACAGAGCAGACTTTGTAGAATCTGGAACTGTTGATTTGTACAGTCCAGAACTTTCAGAAGGCAATAAGCAAATTGCTCAGTTGATGGAAAATCCATTGAATATCTCTTCCAAAGAAATTCGTGTAGGACTTGGAACAACATTAGCAGATAATCGTTATGTTATGGGCAATACTTTCTCTCAGGTCAGTAATGTTACTGCAACTGGAGATCTTGTTGGAGTTGCTGCAAGTGCAACGGGATCTATGACGATTACAAATCCTGGAATAGGATATACTCCTGCAGATGGATCAACAACTTTCCCCAATGTCAATCTAGTCACAATTTCTGGATCAGGATCTGGTGCAGTTGCTAATGTCTCTATTGAAAATGGTGTTGCTATAGCAGCGACAATTAGTGGAAATGGCGGGGTTGGTTATCAGGTTGGTGATGTAGTTTCAATTAATGCTATCGGTGCTGCTAGTGTTGGGAGAAATGCTAGATTTACTTTGACATCTATAGGTCAAACCTCGCAATTGATACTTAATAATGTTCAGGGAGATTTTGTAACTGGTGCTGCAGGAACATTAACCTTCTTTGATAGTAGCAATACCCTTAGGGAATTGAATAGTGGAACATTTAACGGAACTGCTTTTAGTGGAGACGTTACTATTAACGCATCGACGACAGTATCTGATGGGTTGCATGTTAAAGTTAATCATGTAAATCATGGAATGAATTTTGATGACAACTTCGTTAGAATTGTAGGAATCCTTCCAGATATTAAACCTACAAAACTGACGGCAGAATATTCCAAATCTTCCACAGATCCCATTTCAGTATCAAACGGAACTGGAGATAAATTCAGCACGTTTGAAAATGTTTCTGTAGGTTCAACCAACACTGGATTGATTTTAATTGGAGATGAAGTTATAGAATATACTTCTACAACAGCATCATCAATTGGAGGTAATATTTCGAGAGGAACAACTCCCAAAACTTATCCAATTAATACTCCTGTTTACAAATATGAATTGGGTGGAGTAAGTCTTGCAAGAATTAATAAAACACATGATTTAAATGATGTAACTATTGCAAATCCAATAAATCTGGATTCATATCATATCAAACTTGATATGTCACAGAAGTATGGAGAAGCAGGTCAATCTTCAAATGCGGATAGATCATCTTCAGCATCAGGATTTCCAAAATTATTCATAGGTGCGTCTGATTCTACAGGTGGAGATAATGTAAAAGCCACTAAAAATATTCCTTTCGAAGTTATTAAACCATCTATTCACAATATTGCCGTTGAAGGAACCTCAATTAGTGGTCAGATAAGAACTACTACATCACAAAGTATTAGTGGTAATGAAATTCCTTATATTAATGTCGGATTTGAAGATGTCACCTTGAATGAAAATAATTATCTTGATTCTCCAAGAGCAATTTTCTCAAAAGTAAATGAAGATCGCAAATTAAGTTCTATTGAAGGTAATAAGTCTTTCCAAATGAGACTTTTCCTTGGTACAACAAATTCAAAATTAAGTCCACAAATTGAACTTCAAAGATGCAGCATCTATGCAGTATCCAATAGAGTTAATAGTGAAATTTTAAATTATGCTGAGGATTCTAGAGTAAATACGATTTTTGACGATCCAAGTGCTTGTCAATATATTTCCAAAGAAATATTATTAGAAAATCCCGCATCTTCTTTACAAATAACAACTGATGCACAACTCCCATCGGAGTGTGATATTAGAGCATTCTATTCAATCAGTGGAAATCCCGGATTTGAACCAGTATTTACACCATTCCCAGGATATCTCAATATAAATTCTAGAGGTCTAATAATCAATGAAGAAGATAATGACGGAAGGACTGATGTCTTAGTACCAAGTTCTAATAAGAGAGGATTTGGTGTATCAGATACGATTTTTAGAGAGCATAAGTTCTCTGTAGACAATCTACCTTCCTTTAGAGCATATAGAATAAAACTTGTGATGACATCAACAAATCAAACACTTGCACCACAACTCAAAAATCTGAGAGTTATTGCTCTTGCATAATATGGAAATTTATACTGTAAAAGGTCATAAGGATCTCGCGAGAGATCCCGAAACTAATACTGTAATTAATGTAAATAATGCATCTTATGATCAGTACATTGCTAGTCGTGGGGTTAAAAATGAGAATAATCAAAAGATGCAAACAATCGAAGATGAAGTTGCTACCATTAAAGATGATATCAACGATATCAAGTCATTACTTAAGGAGTTATTAAATGGATCCAGATAGCATTGAACTAAGCAATCTGTCAAAACAATTTGCTTACACTAAATTGGCATCACAGATAGATAGTTGTGATGATAGTGATGAACTAAAGAATATTGCAAAATCTTTTTGCAAATTATACTATAAACAGCAAGAAACCATGAAACTAATAGGAATTACAAATGCCGAGTAGAAGTATTACATTTAATCCTGATACTGGAGTACCTTATGGTGCAAATTTAACCATTTACGGTGGTTCCAATTTTAATAATACTTTCAATGTTACCGATAATGCAAATAATAATTTTAATTTAACAGGTTATAGTGGTTCTGCTGCTATATCAAAGAGTGTATCTATTGGTGCAACTTTAGGCATTACAACAGCATTTACAGTTGGAATTACAAGTGCTATTGGTGGTAAGTTGGAAATATCCTTAGGGTCAACTGCAACTAGAAATCTGGCGGAAGGAAGATATGTATATGATGTTTTAATTAGTAGTGGATCTACAACTTATACTTTGGTGAATGGTAACATAATGGTAGTCCCAGTAGTATCTGCAGCACCATAAATACATTTAGGAAACTAGAGAATAAATGGCTCAACCAGCAAGTAGAACAGATCTAGTTAATTACTGTAAGAGGCAGCTAGGTGCTCCTGTATTGGAGATAAACGTTGCTGATGAGCAGATTGACGATTTAGTCGATGATGCGCTCCAGTACTTCCATGAGAGGCATTTTGACGGCGTAGTTCAAACATATTTAAAATACAAAATAACTCAAGACGATATTGATAGGGGTCGAGGAAGAGGAGGAACTAATCCAATAGGAATAGTAACTACTACAGGAACTTCTACAGTTGGGGTTGCCGCTACATTTTCATATGAAGAAACTAGTAATTTTATTCAAGTACCTCCAGCAGTAATTGGTATTAACAAAATATTCAGATTTGATACTAGCACAATATCTAATGGAATGTTTAGTCTTAAGTATCAATTATTTTTAAATGACATATATTTCTTCAATTCAATGGAAATGTTGTCATATGCAATGACAAAAACTTATCTTTCAGATATTGATTTTTTATTGAACACTGAGAAGCAAATAAGATTTAATCAAAGACAAGATAGGTTATATCTAGATGTAGATTGGGGAAATGTAACAAAAGATGATTATATTATTCTGGATTGTTGGAGACTTTTAGATCCAAATGATTTTACAAGAGTTTATAATGATTCATTCTTGAAAAGATATTTAACTGCTCTCATCAAAAGACAATGGGGACAAAATTTAATTAAATTCCAAGGAGTTAAACTTCCAGGTGGGATTGAATTGAATGGGAGACAAATTTATGATGATGCAGAAAGAGAATTGGATAAAATCAAAGAGGTAATGTCAAATACATACGAATTACCACCACTTGATATGATAGGCTGATGGTATTAAATCCTTTCTTCACTCAGGGTACTTCTTCTGAGCAAAATTTAGTCCAAAGTTTAATCAATGAACAATTGAGGATGTATGGTGTTGACATCTATTATATTCCAAGAAAGTACATGACTGAAAATACAGTCATAAGAGAAGTAGTACAATCTAAATTTGATAGTGCTTTGCCAATTGAGGCATATGTTGATAACTATGATGCATATTCTGGTGCTGGGGATGTTTTATCAAAATTTGGTATTGAATCTAAAGATGAAGTTAGATTGATTATATCAAGAGAAAGATATGAAAATTATATTACCCCATTAATTCAGGGGCAAGCAAATATAAAACTTTCTACCCGCCCAAAAGGTGGAGATTTAATATGGTTTCCTCTTGATGATAGACTTTATGAAATTAAAGATATAGAGTATGCAAAACCATACTATCAATTACAGAATTTATATGTCTATGAGTTATATTGCGAACTCTTCCGTTATCAAGATGAAGTCATTGATACTGGAATTGATGATATTGATAACGAATTGCTTGGAGATGAAACTGATGGATTAACCGATGATGGAATTAATACTATTCAGGGATACACACAAACACTTACTATGGTTGGAAATGCAGTTAATGCAACCGCAATAGTTGGAATCATAACCTCCGGTGGCGTAAGATCCTTTACTATCACAAATAGAGGTGGTGGTTATGGGATGGTGCCAACTGTTCAGGTATCTTCTGCGCCTACAGGAGGAGTAACTGCTGTTGGTATTGCATCTATGATTGGAGGAATTCAAGTTTGTAATTTAAATGCAAATCCAAGATTACAATCAGTTCAAAGGGTTGATGTGTCCAATCCAGGTTCTGGTTATACTGTCGCACCATCAGTAACGTTTAGTACCACTGATGGAACTGGAGTTGGTGCAGCTGCGACAGCAA